ACGCAATTAGCAGACTCTACCGCCTCAATTGTTGTGTTGTCTACTGTCGACTTAAGCAACGATGCCGGCAGTGTCGATAACCCTAACATATTTACGGCGTCAGGCGTTTCCATTAACAACATTCCTAACGGCATTAACATGTACCTGTTTAAAACCGTTACCGACTTTTTCGTGTTTATGAAAATGGGTGCTAATTATCCGTGGATTATGCAAAATATCCAAAAAATATATATGATTCCTAACGATATCCAATTCTCAGGCAATCCCGGCCTCACGCACACGGTTCCGTTCGGGAAATCTAACGTTAATATCGAAATGTATACTATTCAAATGGGGCAGATTGACGTCGATAAAGATATCGCCACGGACGTTGATTTTAGGAACAATTTTATCATACCTGACAGGTATAAAAACTTGAAAAAGTTCAGAACATTCCCCTATGCGTGGATCGAAATCACTCTCATGAACGGGAATAGCATTATTATCAGGCCGCAGGATATTTATCAGAATAATCTCACGTTGCATGAAGTGGCCTACTATGGTCCGCCAACGCCACGGGCCGCGTTTTACGTGCGTTCGCTCCATGGTGGCGATAATGGTGGCGATACTATGCGCGAGGAGCGTGGCGAAATGCTTAACAGCACTATCGGCGTCGTAGATTATCCCTCATTGGCCGTGGTCAATAACGCCGGGCAAATCTACCTCGCGTCCAACGCTCATAGCATTGACTATCAGAGGCAGTCGGCTGACTGGAGCCAGCAAAAAACCTCCATGGGTATTAACAATGCGTACGCGCAAGCGCAGCTATCGGCCGGGTACGCTGATCAGCAGACGGGCTTGAGTAATCGTAATCGTAGCGCCATGGCAGGTATTAGCAATCAGTCCGCAACACGCTCAACGGATATTGCGCAGAATCAGGCAAATTTTGACTACGGTATGCAACAGCTCAACACTATCGGCGGGGGTGTGGCTAATGTGCTCGGCAATGCTGCTACCGGCAATATCGGTGGGGCGATCGGTGCCGCCGTAGGTGCCGGCATTGGCGCGTATGCCAATAATGCGACGTACAATCAAGGCAATCAGACACGTGCCGCCCAGCTCGGTAACACGGTAGACACGACTAACGCACAAACCTCGCAATCCAATAGTTACGCTAGCCAGCAAACAGGGTTAAGCAATCAACAATCATTGCAATTTGCGGATATGAACCGGAGCATGGCTACCGCTGTAGCTTCAGGCGACTATGCTAACGCTATTGCTGGCATTAACGCGAAAATACAGGACACGGCACTCATGTCGCCAAACGTGGCCGGGCAGATGGGCGGCGATGTGCTCTTGTATGCGGCGAATAGGTGGCGTATTTGGCGGCGGTACCGTCAAATCATGCCCGCCGCCATGCGTGACATCGGCGAATATTGGCTCCGCTACGGCTACTATGTGCAACGCTTTTTAAAGCCACCAGCCTCATGGCAGACTATGGAGCATTTTACGTTTTGGAAAATGCATGAACTGTACATTAGGTCAAGCACATGCCCCGAGGAATTTAAATTGGCTTTTAAAGGTATTTTCGAGAAAGGCGTGACCGTGTGGAATAGTCCCGATGACATTGGTGCTATTGATTATGCTGACAATAATCCGTTGCCGGGGGTACGATATTAATATGGCCAGCACAAACACTAAACGCACGATACGCAACGCTAATCCAGCATATCAGCAAGCCGTGGCGGCATTCCGACCCACGGCTGGACTAAGTGACGGGGCGGTGCTCATGCAGTCGGCGCGGATCGACATGTACGCCAAGCTACTCAAGTCGCTGGCCGTAGCCCGGTTTACGTGGCGCGGGTTGCCTAACGGCATTGACTCAAGATACCTTGAGCTGATGCTATTGGAGCAGGGCATGGTGCTGTTCTTCCCGGATATTCGTAAAAATATGCACCGTTTTATGGTCACGTCGGCATCATATCAGGGTAACGTTAACCCGTATTTTAATGCGACAGAGTTCACGCCCGTAGCTAACAATTATAGCTATAAAACATTAACATCTAAAGAGTGCGTGCCTATTTGGGACAATCTTATCAGGCAACCATTTAACGACATTATTACGTTATATGCGCAACGGCTCGCTATGGTAGACCGGGCTTTAGACGTGAATTTAGACAACATGTCTATTCCGCTTATCGTCACTGTTGAGGACGAAAACCAACGGCTGACACTCGAAAATATGATTAAACAGAAACAGGACGGCGTGCCCGCGATACTCGTATATGGCGACGGCTTGGGTTCGCAATTCCAATCGTTCCCTAACACTACGCCGTATTTGTCGGACAAATTGCTGTCAGATAAGGCGCAGATTTGGAATGAGTGCATGAGTTTCATGGGCATTCAAAATAGTAACACCGAGAAAAAAGAGCGACTACTGACGGGCGAAGTGGCGGCCGGATCGGAAAAAACCAACATTTTTAGATTGAGTTTTTTGAAAGCCCGTCAACAGGCGTGCGATACGATTAAACTGTTGTGGCCCGCATTGCATGATATTGGCGTGGACTGGTCGGACACGACGAGCGGTGGAATTTTAAACACGAATGAGGATGATAGCGATGAATAATAGCGGAGCGTATAGCGACCTTGCCATGCCCGAGTTTCACGCGGATTATACGACACAACTGGGCCACCTCGTCGCCCTTGGGTACGATAATGACGCCTCATTACATCTCGACAACTACCCTATTTTTGACGAAGCGTACCGCAATAGGCTTAACCGTAAAATTATCGAACACTATATTTTCAGGGAAATAGGCGTAGAAACACCGCAAATGTTTACGTTTAATTTGGGGCGTAAAATGAACGAAATCATGCCCTATTATAATCAACTGTATGTGTCCACGCAAACCAAATTCGATCCGTTGCTTACCCAAGATTTGTATAGTGATTCCAACCAAACACAAACATCGGAATCGTCTGCCAAGAGCAGCGCAGAACAGACTGGTAAAAACGATACGACTAGTGACACGACCACGAAAACTCATTCAAGCGCCACCACAGTACACAGTGAATTCCCGCAGACGCGCCTAGCTGATTTTCTCCAGTATGCGACTAACGCAGATCAAACCAACTCGGATACCGACTCGAATACCACCGGGTCGCAGTCTGCGACAAGCTCGAGCAGTGGTAGCAATACCACTGATTTTACCCACCAGTCGGACTCGGGTAATGGTACCGTCCATAGTCACGGCTATGCGGGGATGAGCGGGGCGCAGCTTATCACCGCATGGCGCTCGGCCATGCTTAATATTGACATGATGGTCATAGAGGAGCTGGCACCCCTGTTTATGCGGATAGTGGGCACGCCGTCGCGCATGACATGGCCCCGATATGGCGGGCCGGACGTGTATACTGGAGTAAGATTCTAAGCTCGAAAGGGGTATATGTATGTTACCTAGTGAGACATTATGGCCTACGACGCGGCCACCGGCATTTGAGCGAGTAGGCTCAACACAGCCATTCAACTACCGCGACACCTTAACATTGCTCGACTATGTGAATCAGGTTGTGGCACATATCCAGTCAGTGCAATCGGATGTTGACGGCGACATGGGTATCATTAATGGCGACGTGCAAACCATGCAGGATACCCTAGCGGCCATGTTGCTTGATATGGCTAACCTCCGTGACGAGCTTATCGACATGATTAAGCAGGCGGCGGCCAGCGATAATATCATGGTATGGTCGGTGTATGGCCAGCGGGTTGCGCTCCAGCGAGCGCTTGACGATATGTATGATGCCGATCGCCCGCACGGCCTATTCGTGTCCGACTTCGACAATCTCGAATTGTCTCCCGCACAGTTCGACGCACTCGGTGTTGATCCGCGCGTATTTGACTTGCATAGTACGAATAAGGTTAATACTGTTTCGGGTGATATTACTCGCGATGATATTCTATGGCTTAAGGACTAATATTATGCCCAGTATGCAACACACGCCTAATTATGGACTCACGCAATATGGTTCAAGCGGTGACAAAGTGTCGTTTATTGATGACTATAATCATGATATGAAGATCATTGATTTGAAAATGGCAGCACTCGAAGATAAAATAATGCGACTCGAAGCTGCACAACATTAAGGACTAATTACCATGCCTAGCACTAATAAAACACCTAATTACAATCTCACCCAATACAGCAATAACGGTAGTGATAAAATCTCCGCGCTCAAAGATTACAACGAGGATATGTCGAAAATTGATACCGCGTTGAATGATAATGCTAATGCCATCGCCACCAAGGCTGACACGGCTACCACCTACAGCAAAACCGACGTTGACAGTAAGCTCGCCACCAAGGCTGACACGGCTACCACCTACAGCAAAACCGACGTTGACAGTAAGCTCGCCACCAAGGCCGACGCGGTGGACGTGTATACAAAAACGGAAACTGACACAAAGATTACAGAAGTTAAGGAGACCGCCGACGCGGCAGTCAGCAAAACTAGTCTCGACGAGTCGGTAGCAAGTCTGCTCGTCGATGCCTCGCCATCAGCAACATTTACGCAAATTTCTCTACGCGGATATAACGTAAAAAGCTTCGGAGCAAAAGGCGACGGGACAGCAGACGATACAACCGCTATCCAAGCGGCAATCGACAAGGCTGATGCAGGCAACGGCGGGACCGTCATCATCCCCATGGGGACCTACGTCGTCAAACATCTCGACCTTAAAACAAGAGTTATTTTGCAAGGCGTGGGTATGCCCAAGCTTGTGCTCCCCACGCAGGTAAGCAATATTACGAACATGATCTCACTGGCGGACGGAAACCAATCTGAATGCGGACTGCGAGACCTCGTACTCGACGGCAGAGGAAAACTACAATCCGACGGGAATGGCAACATTTCAGGAGTTTACATCCGGCACACTGGTTACGGCGCAGACTCCGGCGACCCATACGAATCATACCAAAATCTCATTATCAAAGAATTCAGCGGCACGGGTTTCCAGCTGCCCAATGGTACCGAGGTCAGGTTGTCGAATATCGCATCCGTCGCATGTGGAGGAAATGGGTTTGACATCGGGTCCACAGATGTGGTTGCGGACCGTCTCACTGCGGCAGGGTGCATCCAAAGCGGTATCTATCTGCATGGAGGCCAAATCAGGATAGTCAACAGCAAGGCTTTTTATAACCAGCGTAACGGTTTCGCAATCGGCAATTCCGCGGGCGGAGATCCCAGTGAAACCATTGTCGTTTCCGCTTGTGAAGCGCAGAACAACACAATGCATGGTTTCCTCCTTAGCAACGCCCGAGGAGCAATCATCAGCGGGAGCGTCTCGGATTCTAACGGGTTGGGGACCAACGATCAGACAATAACCGGGGAACTAGCCATATCCGGTTACGTCACATATTGCAAGATAGAAATGAGCATTTGCTCGGATTTGCAAGGGGTCGGAAAAGCGTCCTACGGGCTCTATTTTATATATCCAAACGACGACAACAATATTGTCGCAAACCTCATGATCTATAACAAGGGAGGCTCATCAGCTAATTACTATTCAACGTCCACAGGTCATCAGACTCTACACGTGACCGTCAATGGCGCAGTAGTAAGCCTGTAGTGAGCACATGTCAAATCAATCTCTCTATGCCATGTATGTTATCGGGGCCGTCGAATCTGACCATAATTGGGCGGCCATTAATCCCAGCGACCCGATTACGCTCGGCATGATGCAATGGTATGGCAATCGTGCCAAGTCACTTATCCTACGCGGCAAGGATAGCGACTCGGCGGGGTACGCTCAATATTTTGCTAGCACGGCCGCCGCGAAAGCGGCCGAAGCTAATCAGGATATGAGCTACTATTATGTGACGCAGGCCGACGCGACCGCGTGGCACGCTTGGGCGGCTACTGACCCTAATCATGCTATGCAGCAGGCGCAATGGGAGGATGATTTTACCGCCTACCAGCAGGTTTGTGACTCGCACGGGTTCCCGGCCGCGAATATGCGTGAGCGTATTTTCTTTATGGCCATGTATCACCAGTCGCCCGTGTCAGCGTTTCGCGTGCTCGGATCCACGAGCGGCACCGCTAATCTTGACTTGCTGCACTCTACGGCGCTCAATGATAGCGTTCTCGGCCAGTATCGTAACCGGTACGACACGGCATACAATATGCTCAAAAATTGGGACGGTCAGAGCGCACCGCCCGACTTCGGTCAGGTGGGGGATACTCCTGCGCCCGGAGGTGACCCGGGTGGTGGCGGTATCATTACCCCGACGCCCGCACAACAACGGTACATATCGCTCGTGGGCGACGCGCTTGTGCTCCATGATAATGGTAAAACCTCCCAATTTTATCAGACAGCGCAACAGGTATGGACCAATAGCGGCACGCCGGGCACGCCTATCAGCGGCGGGCAGACCGACACCGGTAGCGATACCAGTTCAGACGCTGGATCCAAGGTAGTCGCATGGGTAGCGGCACGTGTCGGCAAATACGCGTACTCGCAAGGGCCGGGGCGGCTCGACCCCGAAGCATCCGGCTACACGGATTGCTCCGCATTATGGTGGCGCGCCTATCAGGACGTGACCGGCATAAACGTCGGACGGTGGACCGGCGAACAAGCCGGATTAGGCACGCGCATCGCAGTCAGCGGCACCGATACGCCCGCAAGCGCCGTAGCTAAAAGCAAACCGGGCGACCTCTTGCTACTCACATGGTCCGGCCATAATCCTAATTATGACCACGTGGAGGGTATGACGGGCACCGGCGCAGATCAAACATTATCCCACGGGGGGCCGGGGAATGGACCGAACTATTTTCAAGCCACGACAGAAATGGGCATGGCGAGCGAGTGGGAACTACGACGCTATGTGTAACGTGGTATAATAGAGTCATGACACCGAACGCTCACGTTCTTAATGAGAACGACTATTATAACTACCATGACGTGCTGACATACAATGCGCCATGGACGTTCATTATCGGCGCTCGAGGCCTTGGCAAAACATACGGCGCTAAAAAATTCTGCATCCGCGATTTTATCAAAAACGGTGCGCAGTTTATTTATTTGAGACGCACCGACGTCGAGCAAAAAAGCAAGGGCACGTTTTTTGCCGACGTGAGCGAAGCGTTCCCAGATTATGAATTTAGAGTGAATGGCGCGCAAGCTGAATGCCATTACCTGAAAGATGATGCCAAAACATGGCATATCATGGGATATTTTGTTGCACTATCTCAAGCGGGTGGCAAAAAGTCCATACCCTACCCCGACGTGCGTAATATTATTTTCGATGAAGTGTTCCCGGATAATCAGCAGTTCCTGAGCAACGAGGTTACCAGGCTCGAAGAGTTTTACAACACGGTAGACCGTTGGAAAGATAAAGTACGCCTATTTTTCCTCTCTAACGCCGTTATTAAAGCTAACCCGTATTTCGCCAAATTCCACATATCACTGGACGAGCAGCAAAACGACCGTCAGGAAATCAAAGCATACGGCGGCGGGTTCATCGTCATACAACTAGCCGACTATGGTGGGTTTAGTGCTAAAGTTGAACGATCTCGCTTCGGCAAATTCCTCCGACAATACGATGCCGATTATGCCGACTATGCGATCAACAACAAATTCCGGGACGACAGCAGAACGCTCATCATGCCATTAGACTCGGACGAAGACGGATATTCCTATACGCTGGACACAGAAGATTACGGCAAATTCGGCGTATGGTACCACCTTGACGAGGACTATCAGGGTTTCTTAATATCGCGTAGAATCAAGCGCGGCACGCAAACGGAATACACTCTCGATTATAGACATGTATCGGAAACCATGATATATATTAAGCGTGGCGACCCCGTAGCCCAAAGGCTTGCTAATGACTATCGTCGTGGTAAAATTCGCTTCGATGATACGCAGATTAAAGCAGATTTTAGCATGGTCATAGGATCCATGCTAGGAAAATAGGAGGAATAATGGACAACGCAACAGAATGGTGGCTTATCGCCACCGGCGTACTTATTATTGGCGATTACGTGTCAGGAATGGCAAAAGCAATCGTACAACGCAACATCTCATCCCGTATCATGCGCGACGGACTATGGCACAAATTCGCATACATCATGGTAGTAGGATTAGCCGCATTCTTGCAGATCGCATCACAACACATTAACCTAGGGTACGACGTGCCGCTTATCCCACTCGTATGCGGGTTCATTGTACTCATTGAGGTAAGTTCTATTATTGAAAATTTGGCAGAAGTCAACCCCGAAATCAAGGGCAGTAAACTACTCGAATTTTTTAAAATAACCAACAATAAGGACAATAACAATGCCTGACATTAACGCTTTTATTAACCGTATGCGCTACTGGTGCGCAACCGCTAACCTCGGCTACTCGCAAGCCGACCGATGGAACATTAGGGACGGCGGCAACGCCGACTGTAGTTCGCTTGTTATTTTCGCACTACGCCAAGCCGGTTTCGACACCGGATCGGCCAGCTATACCGGCAACATGCTCCCCAACTTGGTCGCCCACGGGTGGCAGCGTGTCGCCAACAATGGCAACCCACAGCCCGGAGATATTCTACTCAACATTGCAGATCACGTAGCCGTATACCTCGGCAACGGACAACTCGCACAGGCGAGCTATTCCGAAAACCGTAGCGCCAACGGTAGGCCGGGAGACCAGACAGGACATGAAACCAACGTCGGTCCCTACTATAATTATCCATGGGACTGCTATTTGCGATACGTTGGCGCACAAAACAGCCCAGCCGTACCCGCTGGCACTAATCTCGCTGTAGACGGCTCATGGGGTCCCGCTACCACGCGCCGATTGCAGCAGATTCTCGGAACTACCGCAGACGGTGTTATCTCCGGCCAAATTCGATGCCCGGCAAACGAGCATATCGCCTCCATTCAATTCGGATCAGGTGGCAGTGATATGGTAGCCGCCATGTCACACGCCATGGGCATCACCGACATGCCGCGCAACATCGGCCCCGGGTTCGTGTCAGCGCTCCAGCGTAGACTAGGCACTACAGTAGATGGCGTGATTAGTCCCACGTCCGACGCGGTACGAGCACTACAACAGCGCCTCAATCTCGGAAGATGGTAAAAATAGGAGAAAACATGGTAGAAGAACCACCCAACGCTGAAGACATGTCAGAATATAACAGCGAAATCGAACGACGCAAGACGCTCGAACATCGATCGCACCACATCATCTCACATTGGATAGCGTGGATCATTCGCAGAATCTTCTACTAAACACAAAGCCCCACGGAAAACCGTGGGGCTTACTTATTACCTCAAAACCTCATTTCATAACTTGTGCATACGCCTCAGTAATCGTATCCATAGGCAAATACCTCAAATCTGCGCGCTCCCAAACAACATGCTCGTTTATCATATAATCATAAGCGACACGAACCATCTCACGACGAGCCTCTTTAGCAGTAATGGCCTCATGGCAATAATTACCATTGCGAAGCTTACCTTTACTCACCCACTCATCACGATCCGCACGAGAGCAAAACACCACAACACAACCAATACGTTCGTTATCAGTATCGCGCGCATCAATACCATAAGTATTCTCGAAACCATAAAACTTCTTCATCATAATCACCTAACCTAACCAAAACGCTGCACCTTGCAACTAAAACAAATATACCACACCACAACACAAAACACAAAACACAGGCGCTCCCAGCGTGTCGCAAACACAAACACACGAAAAACAAAACAATAAAACACAAAACAAAACAAACAAAAAAACACGAAAACACACACAACAAAACACGGACAAAACCAGTTAAAAAAAACATATAAAAACACAAAACAAAACAATACAAAAAAACAAATAAAAACGAGACGTGAAAAAAAATGATACAAAAAAAATAAAAGAAAAAAGAAAACAAAAAAACCCGCGGAAACGCGTTGGGGGAAATAAAAAACACCAGAGCCACGCC